ATTTATATTTCCTCTTAAAAAGAAAAGGCTGGATTATCCAGCCCTATTAATTATCGGTTGTAGTTCACAATCACATCGCTTGAATGGATTGCACCGGCTAATTTCACAGCCACTTGAATTGGCGTTGCTCTGCGTTGCTCACGATCGCTATCTGAAAGCGTATCCATTGGAGCTGCCCAGATGTAATAACCTTTCTCTAGGTAATCATCTGTTTTCAAATTACCGAAACTATCACCAGTCCATTTACCAGGAGCGAAAGCACCGTTATTGATACCCTCTAAACAAACTTTCTCAACCGCAGAGATCAAGATTGCCTGACCTTTATCGGTTAAAGGAATTTTAGTCGGTGATTTGTATAAACGAGCAAATACTTCTTTCTGTACCGCATCTTTGAACCAGTCAAGGATAACAATTTCATCAGCGAATTTGCCACCGATTACTGTACCCTCTGCAATCATTGCAGCGTCATCAAAATAAGTGTAAACGTTAATCCCTAAGCGTTTTGCTTTAGCAAATTCTGTCGCAGTGATTTCATCCGCTGTGATTGTTGGCTGTTGTTTAAATTTAAGCGTAAGCGTTGAGTTGTTAGCAGCGAAGTTTACAGATAATAAACGAGCTAACGCAGAAGATGCTGGATATAAGTCGTTTTTATCGAAGATTGCCAAGGTGTGGTCTAATTGAGCATCGTATAATTTTTTGAATACATTAGATGCCGACCATTCAATCTGCTCAGTTTTAATTACGCTAACACCGAATAATTTATCATTCGCTTGAGCGTATTTAGCAGCAGCCTCGATTTGTGCATCAGTTAATTGAGCCGCAAAGGTGAAACCGTACCAGCCATTTTCTACTTCTGAAACATTGAATAATGCTTGCTCTACTTTCTCAGCTTTAACTTGAACTTGGTTTTTGCCAATTACTCGTGTCGCTTGACCATCTTCAAGCTTCAACATTCCGCCAATGTAATCACCTGTCGCATTACCTTTTTCAGCGTAGAAAATTAAAGTGTCTGCACTTTCGCCTGAATCTGTCGCAGAGATAATAAAGCGATTTCCAGTCTCATCATAAGCAACATCGGCATTTACTTTTAAAGTGGTTAGTTTTTCTTTGATTTTTGTCGCCACTGCATTAAAGTCGGCGGCTTCTGAGAAGTCTAATCCATCAACTACTTTAACAGCCGAGCCAACAGTGATTGAGAAACCACCATTTGAGATTGATTTAAATGTTTCTAAATCATCTGATAATGTCGCACCACGCAAAGCATTTTTAGTTGCTTCAATGGTTGCTTGTTCTTTTTGCCAGCGTGCAATGATTAACTGTTTCGCACGTGGACTTTGAGCAAAGAACGGTTGAGCCGCTTTTGCTGTTTCTGAATTTGTACCAAAGAGAGCCTCAACATCTTTTTGACTTTCAACATACACATAACGTGTAGTCGCATCATTAAATGCTTGGCCTGCCTCTGGTGTGAAAAGTGCAACTGTACCGAAAGATTTGCGAGCAGCAGACTTCGGAACTGTGTTTAATTGCACGTTTACAATATTAGAGATTGATAATGCCATTTGGCTTATGCTCCTATATCTTGTGATTTATTATTCGTCCGTTGCTCAACTCTCTCAATCGGATCTAACGGAGTATCTACAATGTGATGATGACTAAATATCACATCAAATTGCCCACGTTCTTCATAGTCTGCCCCAACCGTAGCGGTTAGGTTGCGAACATCTGAAAAGCGGATAACACCCCAATGGTTTGAATTAAGAAAGGAAAGAAACGCTGAACTTTGGAAAATAGCTTTTAATTTGTATCCTTGAGCGAGTGAATTGCGACCAAAACAAGAAACGCTGACCGTGCTTTGCATTGACTGTCTAATACGCTCTCGTTTACCGTCAAATTCTCGTGTCGCCTGTCCGATTTCGTTAGTATTTAATACATCCATCGTAATAAACGCAGGCAGGGGATTTTCTGGCAACCAGCCACCGATTACAGCATCTTTAGGTAACTTCAAAGCCTCTTGAATCCACTTTCGCAGTTTGGCTATGTCGAATGCCGATATTGTTGTAGTATCCATAGTCTTTCCAATTACCCACTGTTTTGATTTTGTAAGTCTCACCAAGATAATCTACCAAATCACCTATCTTCAAAGGCTTAACTGTGTAGATTTTAATGCTTGGCAGAAACCGCTCACCCTCTGGCAAGAATTGAACATCGTTAGGCGATGTTGGCATCACTATTGCAGTGACTTTCTCTTCAATGTACTTCGCCTTATAGTCAATAGCTGAATGCTCGCCTTGTAGATGTTTTACGATTACCTTTTGGCTGAATTTGCTATTTAAAAAACGAGGAAATTGATTAATTAAGCTCATTTGACGATCCCCCTTACAGATTGCCGCAGTTTACCTGTGTCAATAAGCGGCTTGCTTGATTTCTTGCGTTTAATTGTGCTTGGTGCGTTTGCAGTCCATTTACCATTAACGATATTTTGCTGAACATCACCTTGAGCAATTAAAGCGATTTGTTCATAGATTTGGTCTATTGAAACACCGCTTTCAAACAGTTTTACAAATAACGTTGTGTATTTTTCTTGATTTTCTGCCAATGTTTGACGAAGAAACGGACGAGATGGGATATTTTCATTACCGAACTCTAACACCGCAGCTAAAGAGGCTAGATTAAAGTTATCTGAACCCTCTACTTGCTCGTTAAACTCAGCAGGAAAGCCAACATACACAGCCTTTTCGCTAGTTGCTTTTATTTGCTCGATAAGCTGTTTGAATTTCGCAAGATTACCTGTAACTTGAGCAGTCATTAAGCCACCATCACACCTATCCCAACGAGTTTACGCAAACGTAAATACTCTTGACCGTATGCAGTTAATTGATAATCTGCATCTGTACCAGTGATTGTCGGTGTAGCGTAGCCAACAGAAAGCTCCCCTGCCGACTCGCTCGCTACATTGCGATTTGCTCCACCGTTACCATCTGTCGCCCAAAGAGAAAGACGGAGCAAATGAGCAGCTAATGCCAACACTCCACGCTCGAAAAGTCGCCCCCATCGTGCTTGGCTGATTTCTTGCTGTGCATCCGATAAAAAAAGGTCAATGCGGAAACCATCGACCTCTTTAAATTCTGGATAACGTTCACGAAAATCGTTTATTGTTGGCATTTATTCCTCCTAGTAATCTACATAAAGAGCAGATTCTGGCTCGATAAAGGTAACGCCACCGAATGCCATGCGTAAGCCTGATTCGTAAGCTAATAAGCCTTTTTCTTTTGCTTCTAACACAGTTGGAGTCATCGGCACATCAAAGATTACGTGTTCTTTACTGTTCACATAAACAATCGCACGTGTTTTGCCATCTGTTACACGAGAACCGAAGTTAGACGGTAACGCTTTGATAGCCACTTCACGGCCAGCCGCAGCGGATAGGCTCTTAGTTAAGAACTCTAAAGCGGTTGTATCAGTGTTTGCTCGTTGAGTTAAAGCAAGGTGAGCTAAATCCATCGCATCAATAGCGAATGTATTTGGTGCTTCAATGCGTTTAGTTTTCTCTAAGCCAGCTAAGAACATCTCTTTGAAGAATGCTACTGCTTTGTCGAAGTCCATTGCTTGAACTTTTGTACCTGCCGCCGCACCTTTTAAGGTGTGAACTGATACATATTTAGAGTTTAATAAACCAGTTAAACGTCCATCTTTAGCGTGACCCAAGAACGCTACTTTTTGTAGAGTTTGTTGAGCGTTTTTGTTTAACGCCATGATTTTCGCTGTGTCAAGGTTTAAACCTAATAATTTGCCTTGCTCAAGCTCTGGTTTAGTCCATGTAACCGATTTAGCCCACGGCACAATGTAAGAGCGTTTTGGGGTAAAGCCAACTTCTACTTGGTCTAAAGTGCTAGTACCAGTAGTGATTAAGCCATCATCTAAAGAACCGTGTTCATCTGCACCGTAGTGAAGTTTTTCAGTGATGCCGACCGCTGTTTGTTGGTCAACATATACGAATTGTGGAAACACAATTTCAGGATATTTGGTTTCTGCGATTTCTTTGCTAACAGCAGTCAAACCGTTTTGTACATAAGTTAATAAAGACATCTATTTAGCCCCTTATAATTTAGAAATTAACGCTAATTGACCTTTAACATCAATTACGGTGTATGGAGTTTCGATTCCGTTTACATCGGTCTCACCTTGAATTGCACCAGTTTTACCGTCACCACCTGCGGCTAATACATAGACTTTTTTACCACGTGTAACAGTTTTACCAGTTGCAACGTTTACCCATACCGCATCGCCTGCTGCAATATGCATTACATCGCAAAGCTCGCCATCATTCCATTCATCACGGATAGTGCTTGCAAATACTACGCCAGCTAGCACATCAGTTTTAGCTGCTAACGCTTTTACACCACCATCTGGATTTAATGCTACAAAATCACCAGCTTTTACTTTACCTGTCACTTTCTCTGCGCTTGTTTTTGCACTCGCAAAGTTGCCTTTGCCTAATTCACCAGCTTTTGCCGGAGCTTGTTCGTAAGCGTAACCCATTATTCATTACCCCTATTGATTGTAAGTTTTGTTGAAGTCTAATTTAGGTGCTGTTTCAGTTTTCGCATCACCTAATAAGATATTACCTAAAGATTTGCGTTCATCCGCTAATTTAGCAGTAACTGCTTTAGCTACTTGATACGCACCAGAGATTTCAGCATCAGATAATTTAGCCGCTGCATCTTTTGTAAAGATACCTTGAGCAACAATAACGCTCTCTTGGATTTCACGAACGCTTGCTTTATCTGCGAATTTCACGTCTTTAAATACAGATTGTGCATCAGCTAACATTGCCGCTTGTGCTAATTCTGCATCACGTTTTGCCTGTGCATCTTTCAATGCTTGAATTTCTGCATCTTTGGCTTTAAGTTGTTTTTCAAACTCTTCTTTGTTCACTTCTTCTTCCTTTTTATCTTCGGGTTCAGATTGTTTTTCTTTTGGCTCGGTCGGTTTTTCAGCTTTTGGAGCTTTCTCACCCTCTTTGCCAGCTTCTTCATCTTCTTCGATTTGTTTTTTCTGCTCATCGGACAATTTGATGCCGAATGCACCTAAAAACGCATCGAGGAATTTAGCGGTTTTTCCCATAACGGTCTTTTCCTCATCGGCAAGTTTTACAGTTCCGCCGCAGCGACCCTTTGCCACAATCGCTACGTGGTTTCCGATCATCGGAGACATCTCAAAATCCGCATCTTTAACGCTCGACTGGATAATGTTGCAGTTATAGCCACAAGATAATTGCTCTACACCGTGTTCTTGTACGGTTTTAATGGCTTGCTCGTCATAAATCCAAACTTCAGCGGTTAGCTCATCACCCATGCGCTTAACGTTTCGCACAACGCCAACAGATAATTCTTTCCAGTTCTTAGCGTTTACGCCTTGTTCTGGGTGTCCGATTGTTAGCGTTGCGTTCTCAAAGCTCTTAATGGTCTCATCAGAAAATAACGACTTCTCTGTTCTCGCCACTTTCTTCACGCCATCGCCTTTTAGTCCAAGCTCTGATTCTAGATAGTCAAAAACACCGACTTTAGAAATTGTCGCAGGCACTACTAAAAAGCCATCTTTCGTAATAGTTCGCTGTGTTTTTGCTTGAGTTGTTTTATCTGTAAATTGCATTTATTTACCCCAATAAAAAACCCGACCATTTCTGATCGGGTTGTTTGATGAATTTGTTTGTTAATTTTCTAAAAATTCTTTTGCTTTAATATACTTGGCTTTTCTCTCTAAATCTTTTTCGGTAATCTTTAATAGTCGAGATAGATCCATATTATGAGATAAATCGGCAATCTTAACTAACCGCGCGATAGGATTAGCTTTTACTCTGTTTAGATAGTCTGCATACGGCTCGCCATTGCGTTTAGTTATCGCATCTACCGCTTGCGCCACTGAACTTCCAAAGTAATAAACCAAATCATCAAAAGTGGTTTCTGTATCTTCCACGCTATCATGCAACCACGCTACCGCCACCATATCTTCCGTTGGCTCAACAAGATTATTAACCACTGCCTGCAAGTGTCCAATATACGGCTTACCAGCCTTGTCCACTTGATTAGCGTGTATTGACTTTGCAAATAATTCTGCTCTTGTTGATAAAGTCATTATTAGTTCCTCATAAATCTGATTGCATCACTTTCGGATATAACACTGAAATCAGTGAAACTACTTTCAAGTAGGCGTTCAGCCCATGAAATACCGCGCGAAACATCCCACTCTAATTTTTTTGGGTTGAACACCGAAAACGACAATAAATCAGAAGGATTTCCTCTGATTAGTTTTTGCTGGTTTTCGCCTACATTTGCTAAGTAATATTGAAAACTCATTTTTTATCCTCAATAAGCTCAACACCTTCCGGTACTTTGATTTTACTACTTAGTTTACGCATTTCAAGTAATAACTTCTCTTTTTCATGAATTGGTGTTTTTGGATCTCTGAATTTTTCATAGAGTTTATGCAACAACCCATTTTTCACATCAAAACTTTGCTGCGTATGGTATTGCATTTCAAAAACATCACCATCTTCATTTTGGATAAATGTATTAACGCCTTTATATGCGCTATCGTTCTTCCAAGTGTTTTTGACTACGATAGTTTTATACCCTTTGATCGCTAACAAGTACTGCATGGCCTTATAGCGAGTAACAAAATCCCCCTCCTTGAAAACGGTCGTGTACCGAATAGCATCACGAATTTTATTCAGCGACAGAGATCTGGAAAACCCATCTGCAGCCTCATCTTCAATTTTTCTCTTTATTGAATGCGGACTTTTTAGACGATTTTCTAAACCAACAAGTTTACCACCTGCCTTTGTAGCGATATTGTTAATATCTGCCGTAATTATCGGTTCTATTTTCTGCGATTTTTCAACAAGCTTATCAACCGAAAGTGACAACTCCTCTTTAATTGGTTCTGATGGCGCTTCTTGCTCGTCACTTGAAGTTTTAAGCACATCGCCAAGATAAGGAATGGCAACGCATCTACAATTAAAATCGTGTCCAGGGTGTCCTGTGTCTGCTGGCGGATTAGCGTATTCAAAGACTTGACCGTCTTTTTCTGCGTGGCTTTCACGCACTCGCTCATCACCCGATGTACTCCAAGTGTATTTTGTAACCCCTACATCTTCATGCCTTGCTTGCGTTAGTGCAGCGTTTAGCTTTGAAGATTGGTCACGAGCAATAAATATCGCTCTCTTTTCGGTTGTTTTACCGATGTCTTTAATCTGTTGCACCAAGTCTTTATTCAGTGTTCCATTCACCATTGCTTGAGTGACTGCATTTTGTACCTTGTCAAGGTATTGAGAACGAATAGACTTGATTAATTGAACGTTGGCAGTAGTCATCGCATTAACTTTCTCAGCTATGCGCGGGCTATTGCCTAAATACGCACTCAAATCAATTCCAGTTTGATTTTTTAAGTTCTTTGATACTTCCTGTTGGTTTTGGATATTTCCTCGACTAACAAAGCCTTGTGCGATTTTTTCGTCATCTACCGAATGGTCTTTATTTTCGAAGCGTTCCAATACTTTAAGTAGAGTTTTAACACCAACCGCAAGAAATCCGCTGAAATCATCCATAAAAAAAGAGCCATTAGGTTTTTCTAAGGCTCTTTCAACAGTATCAGTCATTTCTTTGACTTGTCGCTTGAGTTCGGTTCTATACCAAAGCTCCGTTCTCTTGCTCACTTTCAGCGTTTTGAATTTCTTCGCTTTCGTCTTTTGGTTCTTCAAAATCTCCGGCAAGTTCATCAGCATTATTCATATCCTCAATGTCATCAGCCGAGATATTGGCAAACAGTCCGCTTTCTCGTAACTCATTCGCTACTTGTTGTTCTGTTACGATACCGTTCTGAATTAGTGTATTGGTTGCGGTTGCGAACGTGTTCAGCATATTGATTTGTTGCTCTTGCTTAACAACGGTTAAAGGTAAGAATTCAAACCACCAATCTTCAGGCTGTCCATCAAACAATTCACCGCAAATTAAGCTATCAATAACTTCCAAGACCGGTCTCAATCTCGCCTCTTGCAAGCGATGAATTGACTCATGGTAGTTTTGAATGTCCTCATCGCCACTAGCCAAACCAGAAACAGACTGACCAAACAGGATTGTAACTGGCATATCTGCCGCACCAGCTACTGCATTACGAAACTCTGTAATAAGGTCTTTTAATCCACCAAACGAGAGTTCTTTGCGGTCGTATTCGTTTTCTTTATCAAGTAGTAAGCTGTTGGTCGATGATTTAATAGCTTGAACTGCACCGATTATATTTGCTACTTCGTTTTCAAATCCGCTAGCAATCTTGTCGGATAATCCCTCAATCTTGAAAATATCAATCTTGCTTTCAAAAATAAGGTCACCAACATTAGCGGAGGCAATATCAAAGCGTTTCAGTGCATCAATAATCTTCTCCAAGTCAGATATACCCCAAATACCGTTATCAGATAACGGAGCATCGTTAGCGTTCATAATCAATAATCTTGAATGATGAACGATTAAAGGTTTGTCATCTCCACTGATTGAATAGGCTTTGTATTTACCGAAATTAGCATCGGTGATATTCGTCTCTCTATCGCCTGCTGTGCCGATTTTCCACTTAGGCAATATAATTAATCGCTTTAGCTTTTCAGTCGGTCTCAATGGCGTGTTTAAGTTTGTTGCATCAGTAACAATTAGTAAACCAACCGAACCATAAAGACTTGACCACTGCAATGCTTTAGTTAGCGTTTCACGAAGTTTAATTCTTCGTTCGTATTTAGTGAAAGCATCTAATTGTTCTGAATCAAGGTCGTTAGAGAAAACATCTCGCCACGCCCTTGTCATATCTTCTGGGCGTTTGATACAGATTTTATTGGCGATCCAATTTTCACACCATAACGCCTCTAATTCATCTCGCTTTTCAGTTAGCATTGAATTAGCAACGTAATTAGTCTGCCCTTGCTTTAATCCGAGCTTTAACGCCAGAGATGCTATTCCGTCAAAAAATTTCATATCTATAAATCCAATAATGATTTTGGTTTTGTTGGTGCGTAACACATCACTAACGCATCAGCCATATTTGGTGACGGTATGCCACGTTTTCGCATATCCTTTTTGCTTTCGACTTTAACCCGTCCATTGTTATCATAATCAACTCTAGGGCGAGATAATTCAGCTTTAAGATATTCAAGTTCTTTAATGCTACTTGATAGGCTTATTAGTTCATCATCAGGATAAACATCACCATGCTTGATTGCTCGATAGGTTTTGTAAAATCTATCTC